ATTATACGATGCTGGTGTATATGGAAATGTAGTGGGATTCGTATTTCCAGGAACCGTATTATACGACGCAGGAGTAAATGGATAGTTCGTTGGGTTTACATTTCCAGGAACCGTATTGTAACTCTCTGGAGTATATGGATAGTTAGTTGGGTTTACATTTCCTGGAACTGTATTATAACTCTCTGGAGTATATGGATACACTGTGGGATTCGTTGTACCAGGAACAGTGTTGTAACTATCTGGTGTGTAAGGATAGTTTGGTGGGTTTGTATTTCCAGGTACAGTATTATAACTTTCTGGAGTATACGGATAAGTTGTAGGATTTGTCGTTCCAGGCACTGTATTATATGATGCTGGAGTGAACGGATAAGTTGTTGGATTTAAATTTCCAGGAACCGTATTATACGATGCTGGTGTGTATGGAAATGTAGTGGGATTAGTTGTTCCTGGAACAGTGTTGTATGAAGCACCTGAACCAGAACCACCACGACCTGAAACTGTGGTTTTATTTCTACCATAAGCAATATTAATATTGCCAGTAGTATTGAATGTCGTTGTTCCTCTGGACGGACCAGGAATCCAAGTTTTGTTTAAGCCAAAACTATTCGGCATGATTATCTCGCGTCTTTAACAGCAAGTGTGCCAATATATGTTGTTCCACCATCATATGTGGTAAATGTCCAGATATCCTGTGCGCTTGCGTCAGTTGTTGGCGGAGGAATTTGTCCACCAGCCCAATACACTGTATTTGTCCAATTTGGAGTTTTACCGCCTGTTCCATCTTGAATCACAATCATTGTGAACGTATATGCATTGCCAGAAGCAGGAGGATTTGTGAATGTCAAATTACGATTGCCAGATGATCCTGTCAATGTATACTTGAACCAATTTGACACATTTAGTCTTACAGTGTTTGCAGAATCAACTGCAGTGTTGATTAGAATTGGATCACCAGCAAGAACATTACCGCTTGGCGCAGTTGAGTATGTGATTTCGCCAGTTGTTACGTTGTAATACAAGCAATTGCCAGCATTTGCAGAAGCAACTGGCATGATGAATAGAGAATTGCTTCGAAGATCTAGAACTGGTTGCCAGTCAGATTCATATCCTGTTGTTGGTGCTGATGTTCCAACGATTGTACTGACACCAAAAATCGTACCATTTTTGGTCGGAGAAACATTGTAAGCAGAGTCACCGATGACAACGACTTGAGTTGCATTCTCCTCTTCATTCGCAATGACCATTGTGCCATTGGAGTGGAAGGTGAATCCGTAATATGGATTATTTGATTTCTGATTTGCAGAATACCAAGTTGCGTTTCCAGCCTCTACAGTATTTGCTGGCTCTTGTGTCATCTTAATGACAGAAGCAATGTCGCTAGTTCTTAATCCAAACCAGAGTTCTGAGTTTGTTGCAAGAGTATTTGCATTGACCCAACCACCGACAGCAACGTTACCAGAGTTTGCGACTGTTAGAACTGTGCCGTTGCTTGAACGGCTGATCGTCATGGTTCCGTTTGCAATGTCAAAAGAAGAATTATCTTTGACATAATGAGCATTTCGAAGAATATTTCTATCTTCAATTAAGTCATTAGTTGCTGCACGCCACTCATTAAAGGTGTTCACTAATTGGACATGTGAAATATTTGTGTTCGCCATTATTTACCTCTGGAACTCAACATTTCTAGAATCTTAGAAATGTCGCCTTTAATCGAAGATACTTCTTCTCTGAGAGTATTTATTGAGGACTCTACCTCTTGTTGTTTCTTTAGTTTCTCTTGATACATCTGATCTTTAAGCAAAACGTTTTTATTAACATTCAAGATTGCTCTTGACTTCACATCTCTTGCAAGATCATCATTGTCTTTTATCTTAACTAACATGATCAACCTGCAGGAGTTGCAATTGCTCTAAAGTTTGCGATATAAGGGATGACAGATGAGCTGGCAGCAGTCATCACGATCTTGATTGCATAGTATTTAAACTTCCCACCAAGCGGATAAGTCACGCCATTCTCAACATAAGAAACTCTATTTACATCAAGACTTGCACGATATTCTAACTCGATGACCTGATTTTGATCCTTTGAGAAATTATCATTGACTTTTGACATACGTTGCCATTTCTTATTTTCGAATGGATCTGTATCGTCTCCAGACTTGACCTTATAATAAACATTCACATCTGTGCCAACAGGGCGATTGCAATCCAAGTAAACTCGAATATCGCCAGCATCGAATCCATCAGCAAGAGTAATTGTCTTTGTTACATACTTCGCCTTACAGTTACCACCTGATGCTCCATTTTCACCAGCAACGACAGCTGTCGCATTATCTGTACTTCCGACCTCAGAAATTGTGATCGTAGGAGCAGTATAATACCCAGAACCTGGTTCGTCAACTACAATCATCGCAATATTGGCAGAATATGAAGGGAATGTATTTGACACATACGAAGTTGCATTGACAAGAGCAGCAACATAAGCATTTGCAGTCACGCCGTCTGAACGATCAGGTGCAGAGAAAGTGATGGTGATATTGGACACATTTGAATGTCTACCAAGATTTGTAAAGGTAATATCAGATGCAGAAATACCAGCATCATTGATAATATATTCAAAGGCAACCGCACTGATTCTTTCCATGTCAACCAATGGTGCAATGTTTTCATCAGTAGTTGACAAATCTGCCTTCACAAGTAGCGATTCATTATTACCTGCAATGATTCTTCTTCTGCGATTAGATGATTTTGTAGATGTCTCAAAATCTTCGCTGAAGTCAAAGATCTTTCCTGGTCTAACATTTTTCCAACCATCATCAAACGATCCATCGATGTTCGTTGTCTTAAACGCATAATTGATGCTTGTTGGCTTGAAATTATAATCTGTGCTGTGAATCAAAATAGAGTCAACATTAACATTAGATAGAATATTCTCTGGAACAAAGGTGATCGTATTTGATGTTGCACCACTCCAATTCGCATAACGAACACGGAACATCAAATCCTCGTTCGGGATTGGTGACCAATTTGATGCATTTTGCGCCTTGAAGAGATCTCCAATATATGGTTGCTCTGAGACTCTTCTTGCAGGAGTTGTTCCTAGAATTTCTCCACCAACTTCTGCAACAAACAATGCATAGTCTGGTGAAGAAGTTGACACTGTGATCGCATACTCTTTAGATGGCTTCACGATGACTGGTGGAGAGAATCTAAATGTTGTCACTGTTGTAATCTGAGATGAGTCTGGAATCAATGAGGTATTAATATCTTTTGCTTCGACGATGCTTTGACCAAGAACCTTCGTAGATGGAAGATCGTTTTCCACTTCATTGATCGTAACTTTTACAGGAAGCTGCAAATCACCACTGGTTGGTTTCTCAGCAAAGAACAAATCAATACCACTAATTTGCAGTACGTTAAATTCTGATGTGATACCATCTGAGTGAGTATTTGATGATGATGGAGTAAAGAATGTTTGAGAAAGTGGGAAGAACTTTCTATTATTCTTTAAAATGTCATTAGCATTAAGTGCAACTTCTTTCGAAGGCGCAATTGTGTCATATGCGACTCTTGCATAATCAGACATGAGACCCATATTACCTACTACAGAGTAATAGTTAAATGCTCTCATCTTATAATCTGTACTGTCGCTAGATGCAGCGTCAGTGATCGTAAGAAGTCTCTTGCCAGCTGAGAAATACGCATCAGAAACTTCTGGAATATGGAACAACCCAGCAAGAACACCAAAATCATCAACTTCATGCTTTCCATAAGAATATTTGGAGTTAGATGTTACTGACACTGCAGCGTTCAATGTGACCATAAATCCATTTGAAGAAACGCTATTGATTGTTCTTTCAGAAGCAATACCAGCTCCTGAGGCAATTCTAAGTGTCTCACCAACAGCAGGAGCAACATTTCCAGATAGATGAATCTCAGTTGTGCTATTGCTGCTTGCATACGACACTACACCAGAGTAATGATTATGCGAAGCAACGTTTGCTGTTTTTGTAATATCTCGCTTACTATAGATTGTTGATCCTGCTGGGAAATTGTTGCCTGCTGTTTGAACTGCAGCAACATTCACTCTCTTTGAGTTATCGTCTCTAAAGAAAATTACTGAATTGGCTGAGAATTTTCTAAATGATCCAGCAATAGGCTTGATTACAAGATAGGCATGTTGATTGGTTGTTCTTTCGTAACGCTCAACAGTTCCAGCAAAAGTAATTGGACCAGAATAATTGTTAGATGATGTTTGATAGATGACGTCATCTTCATAAACCACAGTTAAATTAACTCCTGTGGTTGTACTCAATGAGTTAGATCCATATGGAGCAATGTTCACATTGATAAAGTTTTCATTAACATAAACGAAATTATTCGAAGATGTTAAAACTTTTGCATATGCATTGGTTGTTGAATTAATAATTTCTTCATCTTGAAAGAACGGCACTGACATATTCGTCACAGTCAGTTTGTTCGCCTTTTGCGTAAAGCGATTTACGTTGACCTTATCGAAGAAAATATTTGCATTAGCGTCTGGACATAAACCATTTGAAACAAATGTGATTTCTTGATTTCGCATGAAGCGAGTATACTGGGCTCTTTGCGACTCATTGTCTTGAAATGACGTTTGCATGTCATCGTTAACGAACCCGAGTGTTCTTTGTAGCCCAACGTCCTCGTACTGGCGTCGAATAGAAGGCTCAAAAATTGTTCTTGGTATATATCCCATAATTGGTATCCCTAATTAATGTAATGCTATTCTATCTTCATAAACAAGATCTCTCAACATTCCGCCACCGCCGATGGAGATTTCTGGATCGGTACTAACTGGTGCAGCATACCAGGTATCAACAGTTGATACGATTGGAGCCAAGCCCGTAATATCCGCTGGAATAGGATCTAGTGGAGGTGGCACAAAATCGATTAATGAAATCGTTCCCACTCCGTCAATGTAGATTGGTGGCGGAGTTGGTGGAGACACTGGAGCTGGTGGTTGTGGAAGTACCAAAACCTGACCAATCGTTGCTGGATCTGGATATGGAACTGGATCCATCACAATTTGTGGATATGCTGTTGGTGGATCCACTGTTTGAGTTGGAATCAAGTATGCTGGAGGTGCTACAGGCTCAAAGACGATAGCTGGAACTGGTACTGCTGGCGGCAATACTGGTTCAACTCGAGTATCAAGAACTGGAGAGTAAACATCAATAACAGGTGGTGGTTCCACAAATTTCACTGGAGGATCACATTTAATAAGTTCTGGAACATAATGTATTGATGGTGGTGGAACAATTTCTGTATCTGAATTGAGCACAGGTGGAAGCATTACTGAGTAATAATGATCCGTTGATGGGAACAAATTCACATCACCCTCAAACTTACCAGCAAGAACTGGTGGAATGATTGCAGTGTTTTTTGTTGCCGCTGTTTGAGCATTAATAATCTTTTCTGTTCCAGGAATTGTCCACATGACTTTCTTAGGCATGGTTGGATAATCTGGCGTGGTGTATGTCTTAGATTGTGGAACTAAATTAATATTAGTTGTTTTAGCATATGGCTTCAACTTTCCACCATCAATAGAGCAAACAAAGTCTCCACTGGTGCTATCACCAACTTTAAATCCTGTAAAGTTGTCTACAATAATGCCATACTTCTCTTTCTGCGTTGCGTTGTCTTCATATAGAATTGCAGAGTCTTTAGCCTTTGTTTCAGCTAAAGTAAGTGCAGAATAGTATTCAACGTTTCTGATTCGCTGTTCAAGTTTACCAATGTCACGCATTGTATATCTCTTATGATCAAGAGCTCTTGCTGTGACATGAGTATGTGAACTTGTGTAGGCTGGAATATCCATCGTAAACAAAGTCATAGCATCACTTTGATCTGGCGGATACTTTGGATCTTTATTCGGAATACCGCTGACAACCTTCAATTCTTTTGACGACGTCAATACAATCTTATCTCTTCTTGGGAGATAGTATTCATAAGTCAATTCCATTGGCTCATATGGTAACGGAATTCTTGCGCCGAAGAATGTGTTGGCTGTTGTTCCGAGTGTTCTCGTTGGACGGAAATCAATACAATCTCTAAGAACGTATTCAACACCATCACCAGATTTAAAGATACCGATTTGACCGTTTGAATACTGTGTCTCTGGATAAGAATCAACGCTGAAGTATCCAGTTGTTGTGGCGTGTTGATAGTATTCAACAAAGACCACTGTCTGACCACTTGGGGCTGTTCTTCCTGGCTTGAGGACTAACTTAGAATGATCATAGTATTCTGCTGTTTGTCCAGTATCAAGCATAAAGTTATTTGTCACATCAATTGCATTTGTCGTGTTCGGCATGTATGCAGGATTTCCAGAAGTATAAACCTTAATGAGTTTATAAACGTCTGGAATATAGAGTGATGTGTTGCCACCAGAAGTTTTATTAATTGTACTCGCTGGATCTGTGAACCAAATACGACCATTTGAAGAGTCAATATAAACTGAAGTGCATCCAGTAACTGTAGTGTGTGGCGTGTAACTATCTGTTGCCAACAGTGTTGTATTTGCAACGTTGCCAACTCTTGTCTTACTACGAACATTGTTTCCGCTGTTCTCAGAATTTTCCATCTTGACTCTGACATAGATGTCAGCAGTGAAAGATCCATTGATTCCAGAGGTGATACTTAACCCTGTTGATGACGTTCTTGTAACACTTGATGGTGTAAAGATTTGTCCATTTGCAACTGGAGTAGAGTTTCCGCTATATGCCGTTGCAGTCCCAAGAGTTTTAATTACAAAGATGAAATTTTGACCAAGTAGTGTGGAAGAAATCGTGCTGCCGTCAGATCCAAAATCGAGCACTTCATTACCAGTCAAAGTGAGCGTTGAAACACCACTTGAATTAAATGATTGCGCTTCGAAGAATCGATTTGTCACATAATCAGCATTGTCAATTGAACCACGCTCAATTTGAACATCTGGGAATTTGAATAATAAAGTTTTTCTATTTGAGTCGTAAACAATAGTTCGACCAGTGACGTCTTTACTATTATTCGAAACATTCATTGAAACATTGAATGCTGTTTTGGCTGCATTTGCTTGAATAAGAGAATCAATATCTCGAGTGCTGTATAGAAGCGAGAATGTTTGACCAGATCCAATCAATCCAGTAAATGGAACATCAACAACACCAACTCTTGTTGTTGAGTTGTAATCAACAATACGACGAACATCGCCAGAAGATGCACCAGAAGTAATTCTTACTGAGACATTTTGGTATGCATTAGCGATGTTTGCATAGTTGACTGGGAAATTGATTGCAAGAGTATTTGCACCAGTCGTTCCAGCAGTAACGGTGTTCGATGTTAATTGCATATCGCTCAAGTAAACAATAAATTCTTCTCCAGAATTTCGAGTGATATGCTTTAATTTTGCGCTACCCATAAAGGTTGCGTTGTAAGTAATAGCATTTGTCAAATTGACACTGTTCTTTGGAACGCAGTGCAACTCGAGTGTTGGTAGATTTGCTGAATTTAAGAATCCGCTAGTATTTGATGCTAAGATTGAATTTGCATACAAATAGTTGCCATATTCTAAAGACAGATCATAGTCTGTTGAGATTTGAGTTGTGCGTGCTTTCGGAATCGTAAGTCTTTGTGGACCGATTGCCTCATACTCAAATCCTTTTACATATGCTTTTCCTGGAGCGACAACAGCAATGAAACTTTCTGTGTTGCCAGCTGCAGTTGATGTATTTGCTTCAAACGCGACTTTAAATGGGCTTACTGTATAATCGCCAGACTCATCGTAAGTGCGACGAGCAAGTGTCTTTTCAAGTTCAGAGTAAATTGGATACTTGACTTGTTTTGTAATGACACCATTTTCGATGCGCAATAGTTCGAAGAACTTCGTGTCATCAACTGAATCTAATGCTCTTTTTGCAAGATCCAAAGAGAATTGGTATCGATGCGCACCAGGAGCTTGGTAGTTGAATGATTGTTGAGCAGGATCGAGGAGATTTGCATCAGCACTTTCGTCAATAATTGTTTCGACGATTTCAAGTCCGACTTTATATGACGGAGTGCTTGCATATGGATCTAAAACGATTGATTGCTGTGGAACCTGAACAAAGTATCCGTCAACATAGAACACACCAGGTTGAATCGTTGCAACTGATCCAATTCCTGTTGCGCTTGAAGCCAATAGTTTTGCTTCGTTACCGCCTGATTCTGCGTTCGAAATAACTTCGTTGTCGATAAATCGAGTGCCTCTCAAATACTTAACCATTAGTGTTGGATAAGTTTGAGTATCGTCTGTGGCAATTACTCTTGCTCTAGCCTTTGATGTACCAGCAATGTTGCGAATAACAGCGTTCTCATAATCTTCCACGTCGACGTCAGCACCGTTATAAGCAGTTTGCAATTTAATGTAAGGAACATTTAGATCATAAGTGATGTGACCGCCAAAAACTGGAGATCCATTCTTAAAAATGTGGTCACCGAATTGTTTAATCTGATTCTGAATAATGCTCTGAATTTGAGTTAATTCGCGAGCCTGTACAGCATACCCAGGACGAAACAAGATACGAACATAGTTCTGTTCCTTGGCTCCGTTCGAAGCATTAAAATCGTCATAAAATGGTTCTACATTAAAATCTATTGCCATGAGTTATATTCCTAAAACCTTAATACAATTTTAAATTGCTGGTGTTCTGTTGGATCTCGAGTAATATATGCACTATTCTGAACGTAGAGCAATTGTCCAGAATACAATTTAACCGTAGTTCCTTCTAGTGCAGTCACAGTTGCTGTTGCTCCAGAATTTGCTCCAGTAATTGAGAACGAGTTGCTCACATTGATATTTGCAGTGTTTACGATATTATTCACAAATATTGCAGAGTTAGCACCGTCAAAATGATCAACGACAGCAGTTAGATTCGCATTTGCCAAAGTAGACCCAGAGTAAACAATCTCTCTATTTTGGAAACTTCCGACCTGACTTGCTAAGAAATATTTAGTTGTCGTTCTATAAACCGTTCCTGTCGCTACAGTATTTGAGGTGAGTTGAGGATTCTTCAGAACAGAGATTTGTCTATATCTATTCTGACCACCTGAAACTGCAGGAAGAGTTTCGTTCTCATTTCCCTCAATTGTTGCGCTGATCATGAGAGCAGAGGCTCCAAGCTCGCTGGCAACGTTAGATCCATGTCCACCTGGAGGACCGATGATCGCAATAAGGTTTGCGTTTGCAGTTCCAGGAGTCTTGTTTGGGTCGATAAGAGAAATCGATGCTCTGGTGTAGTTGTTACCACCAGAGATGACGGTATATCCTGTGATATTTCCACCGTTTGCAGCGGTTGAAAAGACATTTACACGAATATTAGCATCTGTTCCGTCGCCATTTACAGTTACGATGTTTAGGAAGTTGTTGTTATTATTCGCATTAAATCCTGCGCCGCTTGAAATGATCTTAAGAATATCAAGTCGACCGTTATCAGCACTTCCAGCCACGTTACTCTCAACATAGATTGGCATATAATCGTTCGTAAAGAACTTCTTCTTCAATCCATATGGAATCGTGTACATATATTTCCACTTATATCCATCGGAAGTTTCAATATATGGGTTCTCAGGGAGCTGGCCACCAAGATCAATGTCTGGCATAATCGTGGAGGCAATGTTTCCGTTATTAAACAAACACTTGAACACCTGATCTTTCGTATTTCTTGCATAGAACTTATTATCATATGCGATGTTTGCTGTGTTGGCTTTTGCGAATAGATTTAGATCTTGTGTGTACTCAACGTATGTTGTTCCGTTAGACCAGTCAACACGAGGAACAACTAGATTCATATCGGCTGAAGTGATTCTCTTCATACCGATCATATCGTTCCAGAGATTGTAGAACGCATTTGACGATTCAACTGGACTTGGAACAGTGATGTCATCTAGAATAGATGAGTTTGAAGTGTTCGCCCATTCTTGTGGACGACCAATTGTTATGTACAAATAAGCATAGTTACTTGCAATAAAATTCTCAAAGCAAGTTGCTGCAAACGTTCCAAAGTTTCGAGTGAATAGTGATGACATATTAGGTCCTCATGTCGTCCTTACGATCTCATATGCGACATTACTGAATGACGGAACAACATAGTATACAATGGCTGGCACATTTGGATTTCCATAGTTTCTTGGATTTGATGTGTCGATCGTAAGGTTTGTTGTATTAGTGATTCCAGTATTGCTATTCAATGTGATCGCATTACCAGAAATGCTATTAATTGTTTTCGTGAGTAAGTTTCCATCAACACTGATCATAATTCGATCGCCAGTCGATATAAATCGAGCGATCGGATTCGTATTTCCAGCAATTTGAACAACTGCATTTCCGCTGTTGATTTTCGCCTTACCTTCTCCCACAAGAATGCAAGGACTTTCAATATTTAGTGAGTAATTATTAGAGATTCCAGTAATAATCTTGGAGAATGCGCGGAAGGTGTTTGCAGAATTAATGACAATGATATCATTCACATTTGCAACAGTGTCAAACGTTCCGTCTCCACTGATCACGTTATTCGATTCAAATGCAACAGAGCAATTATCGATTAAATTGTTCGTTGTTAGTACAACTTCATGAGCACTAATATCTGATTCAAATTCTAGATTATAATCTTCTGGGATGACGTGCGTTGGGAGCAGTCTAGTTCCTGCAGGGTGAGCCACATCTAGAATGGTTTTCTTGTATGTGTCAAAACTTTCTTCAGAAACAAGTTCATATGAGAAGTTGTGATACCTTTCTTTATCCTGAAGTCTCTTATCAGAACTGATAAATCCGTCACTGTTTAGATAATATCCGTTGTATCGAATCAATCCTTGCAAGAATTCTGCATTGGCTTTCGCTTTCGCATTTCCGTATGTCTTTGGATAACTTACTCCATTAAACACGGTAGCCGTAACATTGATTCCAGTGTTGTGAACATTTACGAGATTTCCAGTGATATTTGCTCTCGTTACAACCAACTCACCAATTGCTGGTGTGCCCGAGTAGTTATAGACGCGAAGGAAATTATTTGATCCCCATTGACCATCAACAATTCCTGTGAATGTCTTGACGCTTGGCGTTCCTTGATACACAACATCGTTCTCGAGAATCTCGGCAACATTCGTCGTATTACTTGATGGATCAAGATAGAGATCGTAAATTTTAAGAGAAACATTTGGTGTTGAGATATATCCTGCACCACGACTTGTAAGTTTAAAGTCGATAATTTCTCCGAGAGTCGTCGCAGTTGGAGTGATGTCTTCACCATCACCTAACAAATATGCTTTTAAAATTGCACCAGTTCCAGATCCATTTACTGTAACATTAGGAGCAATAGGATATCCCTCACCGCGATTTGTCAATTCAATAGCCGTGATGAATCCACCACTCACTGCAGAAACGCGACCAGCAGCACCAACTCCAGTTCCAGTGAAGTTTAGCACATCGTTGATTGCATAGCCAGTTCCACCATTGATGACCTCAACGTTGGCAAGAATTCCCATCCCGAGAATGATTGGACGATTATCCATTCTAATGGTTTTTGTCAAGATGTTTATCTGATTAATATTCGTCTCAAACTGTCTATCTAAGAAAGCAGTTTTCGAAGCACCATCATAATCAATGATGGTTCTATATTGACTTTCAAGAAGCAATCTTCTTCCGTTATACCAGTCATCAGTTGTTGAGAATCCAGAACCACTTAATTTGATTGAAGCATTTACTGGATTGTACGTGCTGAAACTTCCTGGATTAATCGTAATAAATCCATCAGATGAATAGTCTGTTTCATACGTTGCAACTACATTTAATGACGCTGGTGGTTCGCTATCGAAATCTGCACCACCAGAAATAATTGCTGTAGTCAATATTGGATTGACATTAAATGTTTCAAATGCAAGTGAATTGTATAGTTTCGTATCGCCAATAGAATTGATTTGAATTAAACTTGTTACATCTGGAGTTGTTGTGAGAATTGAATTTGCGTTCAGTTTCTTATTCGTAGCGCTGCCTGAGAAAGCAGAAGTCACTGTTAAGTGATTCGCATTTGTGACAACATCAATCACTCTTTCTTCACCGTTAATTTCAATGGTCTTTCCAGAGTACAGGTAATTATAAAATCCTGGTGTGCCACCAATAAAATTGGTGAGATTTGGATATGTTGTATTGCCAACAACCTCAACACCAGAAATATTCACAGTGCCTTCGATTGGAGTGTTTGCATTCAGAATAGCCATGGTGTTCGAACCATAGTAGTCTGAGATTACAACAGTATTGATATTTGCTCCAAATCCATTTGATGCTGTTCCAGAAAGAATTCGAAGTATCGTACTATTATAATAGTCGTTTGTGGAACTTACTGTTGGAGCATTCGCAATGTTGACAGTTGTTTGCGTTGTTCCAGCTGGCGTGACCAAGAACGTTGTATCTGGATTTGTGTTTGGTAAATCGTATGCAACGTTCAGTGTTAAGTTTGCGGAGAGAAGAATGGCATCTAATCCCCAGTTGAGTTGTATGTTAGCGTTTGGCGATGTTGTGTCAATGACGCTGACAACAATGTTACCACCCGAACCGTTTCCTGTGCCATCATAGACGCCAGACGATGTATTTTTAGTGATAATATCAACGTAACTATTCGGAGCGATTCTGAATCCATAACCTCTTCGAACAATGGTTGTTGAGTCAATACTTGCGCTCGTTACGTTATTAACATATGCAACTGCTTTTTGTCTAGACGTCAAACCAGGATCTAATCCACCGTAAATTACGACAGGATCGCCAGTAACATATCTTCTACCTCTCTTTCGAGGATTAATGCGAACGTTTGACAAACTACCGATAATCGTTTCAGTAAACACAAATTTATTTCCATTTGTGTCAACGTATTCAATATCTAATGTCTCACCATTTACGAATGGTCTCGTAACGCCAGAAACATAAGCCTCATAAATTTCAGTATTTGTGCCAGCATCATATGATCTATAAACTCTTTCAATGATGCAAGTTGCTCGAGATATTGTGCCAATACCTTTTCTATTTTTCAATGCATTCAAATCAACTGATTGGTTGCCAGGAGATATTGTTAGTCGGAATGCTTGAGGTAATACCCACTTACCGTCAGATGCTCTAAGAATCTGAAGTTTTGGGAAAAAGATTTCTAGATCTTTATCATATAAAACATGGAATAGAAACTTAAAAGAGTCAGGAGTTCCTTTTTTAGCATAGAAATCTCTTGCACTTTTAATAATTCTTTCTGTGCTTAATTGAGATTCTTCTGGAAATGAAGGAAGAACTTTTGTTCTGAAATAAGAAAGCAAACTCTCACGAGTTAAATCAACATCATGATTTTGTTGGAATAACTTAATTTCATAAGTAGGATTTCCAGGTTGCTCTAAGAACTCATAATATTTTTGTAAAAACTCAACAAATGTGGGAAACTCTGAGCGAATAAACTCAGGAAGTTGAGACTCAATTAACGTTGATACTTTATTCAATGTCGACATATTAGGTTACTTTAACAATATCAATTGAAACTTGAGATTGATTGTCAATGTCTAGTGTAATGATTGTATTTCGAGCAGAATTAAACAGAGTGTTCTTTGGAGTTGCATAGAACTTCAAGATTTTAAAATTATCTCTAACATCGATTGGGCTAAATTGCGTAAGAGTAATTGTTCCAGTAATATAGTCGATAACACCTGCAGAATCAGAATAAATCACTTTGATGTTATTATTATCGAAATAGTAAGATCTTAATCTGCCAGTCGTGTTTTCCACGATTGGTTTTAAGATAATATTTGTCAATAAATTATTATCTTGATCATATGCTCTAATTGCTGCAGTCGTATAATCCGCACCAGGCTTTTTAACATTGACTGCTGTAATCTTTCCGTTTGTTACAATAGCCTCAAGTTCAGCACCGATACCATCACCAATAACGTCAAGTCTTGGCGTGGTTGTTAATCCAGAACCACCAAGAACAACTTGAACTGAAGAGACACCAGTAGAAGACAATGGAACTTCTTCAAAGTAGAATTCGCGCAAGATGCCTTCGTTGTCATATGCAGTATATGCAGGGCTTGAACTGATTCTATCAGCACCTGTTGAACGTTTTAATTCAGTGTAGTATTTGATGACGTAACTTCTAGATGTACCAAGTATTGGTGTTAGTCGTTTTTCGATCTTAACGTCAACATCATTACTTACAATTGATGGATGTGCCATGTCAATTTCATGCATTAATCTTGAGATCTTAAAGTATGAATTGAATTGATCCAAGTAGGTATTCGCATATCCATTAATTTTATCACGAACAAGAGTTGAGAGTTCGCCTGGAGTTAAAGTCGTTGCAGTCGGATCATATGTAACTTTAACATTTAAATTTAAGAAGTTGTAATCTGGATCAACGAACTCAGGCGTCACTGTCAAAATACTAATTGGATCAATAACTGTATTAATGATATAGTCTTTTTCTGTTCTAGAAATTTCGTATCCAGCTGCAGGTTTAGCTGAAACAAACACTTTACCATAAACTGGAGGAATATTTTCTTCACCACCCCAAACGTTTACTGATTCGAATGCAGGGTATCTTTGTTGAATCAATGCAATATAATCGTTCTTAGTTATCGCTCTGCCATTTGAGGCATATGATTTTGGTGCGATATTTTTAATCTTCTCGATTGACTCTGCAGCGGCACCGCCCAAAGCAATTTGATCAACGACGATGGTGCCTTCAGTTAAGCCACCAACAGAATCCATCAATCTAAATCCTTTTGCTTTATTTGCTTCTGCGCCTTTACTTACGACATAAGAAACAATAACGATATTTCCATCAGAAAGTTTCTTTCCAAGAATATCATCTCCAAAATAAATCTTATAATTTCCGTTAGTGATTTCATCTAGGAAATAAACTTTACTTGTTTGAGATAAGATTGTTGAATCTGTTGCAAGAGTATATGTTTCTTGTGTTAAATCTAAACTTGAATTTTGCACAATCACTTCAAGAGTTGACGTGTCAATGTTTTGATCTAGAAGTTTAAATTCTTGAAGAGGATTGATCAGCTCATTGTATACGAAAACCTGAGAAACAGGATTGCCTTCATAAATCTCTAGATCTGCAAAGGTAAATGCATTATTTGATTTAGTTACAGTGACTTCATCCAAATTTGTGAAGATATAATTGACGCCATCAATTGCTGATGATGCAAATCGTGTGAACTTCGGAAGAGTTAGCGAAGTGATGGATCCAACTCCAGGATTATTTGCCAATGTGAAACTTAAATCGATTTTTGCTTGAGCACTGCGAATGGAAGAAGGAGTGTATCCTAACATCTTCGCATGAGAAACAACAGAGTCTCTCAATGCGGCAGTATCTAAAAACGACTCATTTGCAATCATATTCATATAGAATGATAGGTAATGAGTATTATATGACAATAGATCGATCAATTGAGATAAAGTTGATCCCTCAAAGTCGTAATCTGCAAACGTACTCTGAGACTTCAAAAAGTTCTTGAGACTCGCCTTTATTGTAAAGAAATCTGGTTCTGAAATAACGAGTTTACTTTCGACATTTGCCATGTTATCTTAACCTTTGCAAAAATATAGCCGTTGTGACTGGTCTTATAGAGTTTAGTAAGTAGAATCGAATCGTAACATCGAATCCATCTGCATCAAAATTAGGCGATACACTTACATAATCTACTTTTACTCTTGGCTCAAAATTTGTAATACTTGTGAGGATTTCTTCTCTAATGTTCATAGCAGTCATGTCATCGAGAGGTTCGAATAACTGCGAAAACACATCGGAACCAAATAAAGGAGTAAACCGACGTTCTCCTTTATTCGTCAATACAATGTTTTTAACCGATGCAATAATGGCGTTTTCGTTTAATTTGAGTGCAACATCTCCAGTCACAGGATGTTTTGTGAACTTTAGATCCAGATCAGAATAAACGCGAACAGCTCTTGCCATTTATGAGTCCTCTAAATGATTATTTATGTCTTAGACGGACGAAGAATTGCAACAATTTGCGCACCTCCGCTGCTGACAAGAGAGACGTCACCAATGCGACCATCACCGATATTACCGTTATACGGTGGTTGAGATCCTCCGATAAAGGTTAGAGATCCATTTATGTTTTCATAAACGAAATTGGTATGGTCATTATTCCACAAAACAACATCTCCAGGCTGAGCATCTGATGGCTTAACACGAGTGAAACGATAATCATCGATTCGAATTTCAAGATCTCTTGGATTTGGAGTCTGAACATATCGATAGCCATTCTGTTTCAATCCGAAGTTGACGAATGCGATTGCCCATCTCGATTGATCGCTCAAATTCCAAAATTCTCTAGAGAATCCGAGATTTCTCCAGAGATCAGTGATATTTGGATTCGACGGTTCGATTCTACCAGAAATTTCAACACCAGTTTCTCTCCAATAACCGTTTGCTGCGAGAACTAATTGTTTTCTCAGCCAAGCAGATATATCCGCACCATCATTAATCACAATCAAACTCTCTCCCACAACATCATTAAAGATCACATCAGAGCCTGAAGTTGATGGTGGTGCAATAAATCTCTTAACGTTTGAATATGGTGAAGAATATGCATAAGGATTTGCAAGATAATCTCTTAATAACTTATTGTTTTCTTCTGTTATCGAGTCTTTAAATCTAAAGATTCTATCTGGTTCTAGATGTTTTTGTGTATCAGTTGGAGTTCCTAATTTAATTGGTTTCTCAAGATAAGATGTCGCATTTACAACTTCTTGCACTTGATTTACATTAATTTGGAACTGATCAGCGATTTCGATTAGAACAAATTGCTCTTCACTGCTATTTCTTCTCATTCTATCCTTGTTCGTTTTATCTTCATGATACAAGTAAACAATACCATTTGCATCTATCGCAGGCATGCGAGTTAAGGAAGGATCTGGTATCAATGCAGCAATTCCTCCGCTGCCTGCTACAGATAGAACATGAGAATCCCCGTTCGAATCATATCCTGTCGCTTCCATATTGGTCGCACCAGCATTTAACAATCCATTAATCTCAACAGAGGATCCAGTGACTCGAGTTGAACTTCCTTTTAGGTGAAGAACATTACTTGAAGTGAAGTAGCCATTTCCTACACTGTTGATTGAGATATTTCCAGAGGATTGGATCGCCACGTTTCCAGATCTATAATGAATCGTATTCGCAACGTTGAAGTATTGATTTGATTTAGAGTAAAGAGTGAAATCATTCGCAGTTGATATGTTAGAAGTATTCGAATTTATAATAAGTTTATCATCAACTGAAATGTATTGATTATTAGCAGTGATTGTCGATGTATTTGCAATGTCGAAGTGCAGAGTATTGGCTCGCATATTAAATGCGCCACCAACCGATACATTCATATTTGCACTCACATTTGCCTCTAGATTATTCTCGACTTGCAAGAAACAATCACCAACGACTTTAATATGAGCGTTAGATTCTAAGACAATATTAACCTTTCCTGCAACATAAAGATAATCATCGTTGAGAACAATTCTATAATTACTCTTGACGACTTTTTCTACTTTAGTTCCACTTGGATAAAATTCAACAAAACTTCCAGATCTATGCGCTAGATGAACACGCTCACTTCCAGGAGTATCATCAAGTTCGAACACATGACCAGATTCTGTTTCCATAGCCTTGTTATATGGATATTCAGCTATGTATGGAGAGGCAGGTTCTGACCATGATTGATCATTTGCTCCAATTGCAATGATTGAAGATCGCTCTCGGAATTTTTGTGTAACGCTCTTTTCTAATGAGGTTGCAAAATCATTCAATGAAGGCTTGCCTTGCTCTTCTGGAAGCGGATACTTTAGAGATTTTGCATCTGAATCTGCAGATAAATCTGATTCGTGAATTTGAACACCAAGTCCAGCCCCTGCAGCTGAGATTGGATTTCTTTTTGTTAAAGTATTTCTTCTTTGCTCAGCCAATGATGACTTTGGAATTGATTTGAATAGATTAGCAGCAATATGTGACAGCGAATCTTCACTGATCAGATATTTCCCAGTTGAAGATTTGAGTTTATCGGAACTGATTAACTGAGCTGCTCTAACGAGGTCGCCAGAAGTGATTGCAGAACGAACACCGATTCTCTCAAAATCCACATTAAGACCGATGTGATACGCATGAAACGCCAAACCTGCTTTTTGAGCAACGTTTAATCCGTTCCAAACACCATCGCTAATTGAACTTCGAGCGCGATTTATAGAGTTGTTAATATCAATTCGAAGAAGTGCTGTTGCTTGTTGTGGTGTTATAACAGTGTCAATTCCATTAATACCATAAATTGGCACTGTCTCAAAAGAACTGATTGAAACATAACCTTGTCGTAATTCTTGTTGTGTAAACTGATGATCATATCCGATCATACTCTGATCACTTTCTGTAAGAGACTGTTTGGCTTTTAAAGACAATGGAACATGCAATTTGATACTATTCTCAATGATTTTCAATAATCCGATTCCATCATTAATAATATTCGCACTCACTGGATTTTCTGTTCCAGTTCTAGCCTCAGGATAATCAATGGCTGATGGTTTTCTTGGTGAGTTTCTTATTTTACTTGCATCTCTAACGTCACCAAATCCGCGACCATCTGGAGGATTTTGTTTATTAATTCCAGGAAGAACTCCTAGAATGGCTGGTGATTGAGCGAATGATCCATCAAGGAAAAACCCAACAACATACTCGCCTTCTTTTGGTGCAGAGAATGATTCGTTGTTATTGACAGAATATACTGGAATTGCCCATGGTAAATCTTCTGTTGGGATTGCAACAGTATCATCTGTGTGTATTCCAAAGATGCGAACACGACATCTTCCAATCTTTTCTGGATCATTGCGATCTTCAACGACGCCAATCCACCATTGAAATCCGTCTTGTCCAATAAAATTCTTTCTTAATTTCATGAGTTAATTACCAAATTCCACGCAGAATTAAATTGTGGGTTAAATCCTATATTGACATTCACTGAGTCTTTGCAAAGCTCTGCATGACAATAGTAATAATTTTCAATAAGTTGATGACGTATTCCAGTGATTAGATATCTTCCTGACATCATATTGTCTTCTTTGATATTATTTGGATCTGTTTGTGCATCATTTTTAGGCAAACTGACATTCACAATATCGCCGACTGACAACGAACTATCCCCTGGCAGATCAACATGCAATCTTGTGTTATTTAAGAGAGCTATTCGAGCAGCACGCGAAAGTAACCATTTACTTGTGAGCATGTCTTGAAATTTAGGAAACATGCGAACATAACCAGAAGCCTGATTTAAAGAATTGCCCATTCTATTTTTTGCGTAACTATACGGCAAATATTCATTCAACAGTTTAAGAGATGACTGATTCACACCAAACTGTTCGTATTCAGTCGTTCGATTCATAATATCAAGTTTCAATAGTTCAGATGCGTATGCTCCATTATTCATGCTATCCAAAACATCAAATACTTGTTTAAATTCCATCTCATCTAATTTATCAT